CAAGACCCTCCGCAAGACCCTCCGCAAGACCCACCTGAAGAGCCGCCACAAGACCCGCCGCAAGACTTAACGCAAGACCCACCCGAAGAGCCACTTGAGGGACCTCCACCGCAAGAGTCATTGGAGGGACCTCCTGCGGAAGAGCCGCCAGTGGATGAGCCATTATCAAATGAGGAATTTATGTTCAAAGACATAAGATATAAATTAACGAATGAACATTTATTGGAGAAGAATTTTAGCAATTTAGAGAGTTCAAAATCATACAAAATTAAATTATGTATTTATTCCATCGTAACTGAAAACACTCCTACGCCTTATTTGAGATATGTATTGAACAAAATCACAAGTGAAAACGGAGAACCATTATATGTATTTCCCGAATTTGATTTTATGTTAGACAACATAGACCAGCCTCTTTCAAATGAAGACGTTGAGAATATTACACAAGAGCCAACGAACACGGATGTAGAAGGACCCAACGACACAAAAATAGAGGCCGAAATATTAGAACAATGTAAAACTACAATATTGGAAATTTTCAATTTTTTAAATCATTCTGAAGACGCCGATTTTAATAAAATGTTCAAAGGATTTTTCGTTGCGACTACCGAGAACCAAGACACAATATTATTCGTGTTTGACACAACTGAAATCTTACCGACGAATTTAGTGGAGCGAACTCAAACAGAATATGTATGGGCAGTCTTATACGAAATGTTGTGTTCGAAAAAATGGAGAACCACTAGTATTTCAGATGAAATATACAATTATTTCAAAGAAATCATTGAAAGAAATTCCAATTCTATGGATATGCATCATATCAAAACTCAAGATGATGAATATCTAAAATCCCCGTATTTATTATTTCTATGTAATAACGATAATATGGAATATCAAAATTGTTTCAAAGATGAATCCAACATTAATCATCCGGTAAATCTATTATTTCCAAGAATTCAACACCCTAAAATAGGAGACTATTTCATATTTACTGTTGAACCTATCAATCCGGAAGACTCGAGAACATTACGAAGATTTTTAGTGTTTTTTGACGACGCCGATATCGCGACAAACTATATTGAAGAATCTGACGAATCGGTGGTTCAACAACAACTCGATTCTATATACACTATGGATAGTGAAGACACTCCAAATTATAATGGATATGTATTTATGGAAAATAATAAACAATTATGGGTCATGAAAAATCGGGAAAAAATAGTGGAACTACAATGAATCCAATACATCATTCCAAATTGAATACAAAAATGTCATTAACATTCTTCGTTCTTTATTGTTCATTAAACCCAATTTTATATTTATATTTGTCTTCACATTTCCTCGATGGTCTATATGTGATGTAATAGTTTGGATGACTTCATCACTCTTATCAGAAAAATAATATAAACGACTCCAAATATCCAAATATCTATGTGTGTAACCATTCATTGTCGCTATATCATTATTCATAAATCTTGTAATATCATTGTCTAACCAATTCATAGGGTCGTCTTCCGTATCAATGAAATCCGCATATATTGTTTCATATAATTCTTTAACAACCTTTTTTGTAGTGTAAAATGTGTTGATGTCTTTACATAATGAATCTGACTGAGGACAATATGAAAAGGGCAATATATGCTCTCGAATAATTTCTTCGGGAAGCTTATTAAATATATTCATTATAATGATGTGTATGAATATATTTATGTATTTTCCAATAAGATTATTTTTCTATTGTTCATTCGAAATAAAGATAGAATGAAATCCAATATTTACTGGCATATTCAACTTGTATTCGTGTATTTTATTGGAACGATTCATATCAATTAAAAAAAGGTATCCATCATCCATATTTCCATTCTTAAACCCTATATTAATCAAATAGTCGGTTTTTTCAGAAGTCACTAATTGCGGTTCCCCACAAAAACAAATATTTTTATAGAACAGTTTCTTCTCTATTTTCAAACCGTCACACACGACGAATCCATTGATCGATTTATTTTCCACATTTCGCAAAATGACTTTCTGGCCCCATTTTATTGGAAAATCCAAGTTCATCGTTTCTAAATCGTCATTTTTATCCATCTCGATTTTACCCGTATTTTTATAAATGATAAGCTTTCTATATTTTCCTTCAATATCTAGAGAAGAAAAGTCCAAATGGTCATATATGGGTGCCATTATTTCAATTTTTCTATTGTCTTCTTTAATATCCGCGTAATGAAAAATATAAAATCCGCGGTTCTCATACACATATGTTTTGAGTTCGTCTATTCTAGAATTATATACATTGATATACGTATTAGATGTTTCGTCTAGAACAAATGGATTTTTCAATAAAAATATATTATTCTGTTTGAAACATATTGGTGAGTCTGTAAAGACACTTTTGTTACCATATAGACCAAAGTCATGAACAATGGGGAAATATCGACATTTAATATTTTCTCTAAATATATGGTCGAAGTTTTCATTTAATATGCTATATTGTATTCTCTTGAATGGAACATTGTAGTCAATTGTGTGGACTAAGCCATTGTTTTTATCATATTTTGAATGTGCCGAGAAGTGTTTGAGGTTTTCGATGTATTGTTTTCCCATTGTTCGTATTTTCTTATCTTTTAAATCAACATCGACTTCGTATGGGAAATCGCGTTCAAATAATGTGAAAATTCGCGAATTAATATTCAATATGGCCGTGTTGGACAATCCTAAAATATTCGGTATGAGACCCATCCCGTGGAGTGCCATGTAAATGGGCATCATAAAAAAGTGCTGCGAAAATTTCATCTTGTTCTTCTTCTCAAATATGCGTTTTTCAGTTTTGATGTTGTATATGATAGGAGTAATTTCACCTTCGTCAATGAATACACCTTGTATCATACCATCTCCAGTAAAAAATTCAAACAGATTATTTGTTTTGGAAATATTGACGTTAGGGCCAATCAATCCGTAAAACCCATTTACATTCAACAAGTCAATCTCACGCTTCTCATATTTCGGAAAAATTTTGTCGTATAATGGTAGTTTTCTCGGTGGTAATTTGAATGCGTTTATGTCTGAAAATACACTTATAAAAATAAGAATATGATATATGACGAAATTCATAAATATATGTATGTTTGGAAAATTATATACATATATTGCGAAATGTATTTATATGCGTAAGTAAATAAATGTAGATGTATTACAAGAATATAAACATTTTTCATAGGCGTTTATTTTGTTTGAAAAATACGTAATAGGTTCTTCTTCTACATCATATACACGTCGTCTGTTGTAATAACCTTGATATTGTGATGAGTTGGAAATGAGGCGTTTCATTCTAAATGGATTGGATGAACTATATTTATTTGTATAAGGATTTGACATATGTAAATTATATATACAAATTATATTTCATTGGTTATAAAGGGGGATTAAAATAGTTTTGGAAAAAATGATTTATTTTCTTCACCTTCTTTTGGCTTTGGTTTTTTTGCGGCTTCTTTATTTTCTTGTATACAAGCATCTGTATCCATTTCATCTGGGTCAGTTTCTTTAGTGACTATTTTCATAAACTCATCTAATGTGCGAATACATTCTACTTTTCTCTGTATTTCACCAATTTGGGTCTTTCCTTCTTCCAAAAGCTGAGCTTCAATTGTAGGTATCTTTAATAATTTCATTAAAGGTTTTAATGTAGACATGAAGTTCATTTGTTTCAATCCCATCATACAACATAATACAAATATGAACAAAGAACTTAATAACATTAAGAATGTGTTCAAATCCGCATTATTTATTTTTTTGATATAACCGTCCATTCCAATCAATAACATTATAATGGTTATTACTTCAAACATATGTGTGAAAATAGTTCTAGAAATACTATTCAATCCATCCATCAATGTATTTTCGAATTCACTTTCACTGTGACTTAATTTGAACATTTTACTGTATAAGAATTGATTGATTCGGCTGATACGGTCGAATGGTTTACTAGCATATATATAAATTCCAAGTAATAAGTAACTCAAACAATAAATAATGAATATTGACACAGATAAACTTATCATATTGAACGCAAACAATGCTTTGAAAATCCAATAAACGATTTGACCTATTATTTTGAAAATTTTTCCAATTCCGCCTTCACTATTTTCGATTGCTTCCGCCATTTTATTTGCGGCTTCACTCATTGCTTCTTCTTCTTTTGCTTCTTCTTCTTTCGATGGATTAAACCGTGTAGAAAGTGAAAATGCGAAGAATCCACCAGTAATTATCATAAACAATATGTTCAAAGTGAGTGGATGTTGCCCCTTGTATAATTTCTTAATAGTATCCGGAATAAAGGTTGGATTGTATCGCCATCCTACAAAAACCACGACAAACAACACAAAAAATAAAATTTGTGGATATTGTTCATTGATTTCTCTCAAAGAAGATTTTTTTGATTGATTTACCCACAACACTTTTGTCTTGTATTCGCCTAATCCGTGGTCGTAGTATGAAATCTTAAAATCACTGCCTTTTAAAACATCCAGAGCTGCGATTAATAATTGTGTGGGTTTGAATAAATATTCTGTGATGAAATTTGTGGAACCGCAAAACATTTTATCATAATTAACGAATCTTACATAATCGAAAGACTTTTCCTCTTTTTCTTGTCCTTCTTCTTCATTTTCTTCGACACTTTCATCAGACGCATTATTAGCCGATGGCTCCATAAACAAAAATACATAATACATATTGTATACGATATAAATTACCACTGGAATCATCACAATATTGTATATTTGTCGCTTGACGTGCTTTGCGTTTTGCTTCAATTCTTGTATAGCAGCCCTCTGTTTTTCTTCACACAAACTCAATACTCGCTCGGGTTCATTCGGATTGCGTCTTCTATTTCTTCGTTCAGATGACATCGAAGAATATCTTTTGTTTGATAACCATTCCCATTGTTGTGAAATCGGCATACCCTTTATTGAATTAATTACATCTTGCTTTTCCAACATATTGTTATATGTATTGTGAAACTCATAGAGTTCGGATTCAGTCAAATATCTCCCCAATTGGTTTTCTGTTTGATTCAATTTGTAAATATAATGACTACCCAATTTCGCGATTAATTCATGAGTGTTTATCCAAGTATGCTGGTCACTTAAAGTATATATGTTTGATTCTAAGCTAGATGGTTCTTTCTTATCTTTTTTGTCTTTATTTTCTTCGTCTTCGCCTTTTTCGTCGTGACCTTTTTCGTCTTCGTATCCTTCAATTATAATTCCTTCTTCTTCTACATCATCGTCGTCTTCGCCCGTATATTGTAATGGTGCGTCCCCTTCATTCCACAATAATCTCGCCTCTGCCACCGGCGACAAATCCAATTCACCATCTTCGGCTTTTGCGTCGTCTTTCATACAGTTCCTCAATTGAACAAACAGTCGAACGAATCTTTCAACACCTTTATCAATTAATTCATCTGTTTTTGAGAGTGGACACAAAGCATATTTGATAGCTTCAGATATAGCCGTCAATACCCAATCTAATTTTAATTTTTTGAGAATCTTCTTACAACTCTTATAATAGTTGTCATCACTAAACAGTTGGAATTTGGACAAACCTTCAATAATTTTGTCGTCTTCTGGCTGAAGTTTCATAAATGGATTTAATACACTTTTAATCTTCTGTATGGCTTTGGATAATATACTCTGTTGTTGTGTTGATAGTGATGGATTCACATTTAAAGAACTGGTTTCTTCTGAAGACGAACTGGAAGGTGATGGTGTATTGACCAACACATTAAATGTTGGAATTGGCATCGGCTCGTCATACGAAACTGTCCCGTGGTCTATATTATTTTGTTTGATTTCATTTGATTTATTTACTCTAGACTTCTTCCATCGTGTTTCAGTCATTTAATATATTATATCTTATATTATAATAATATATTATTGATAATTATCTGGCGTATAACATACCGCAATTACCTCCTATGAACGATAAAATGTTGTATCTTTCTTCGAACAATGTCATATTGTAATTGTATTCAAACAACTGCCAATTCAATTTCGATATTCCCACGGGAGTTCCATTGTCGTCGCAAATTACATTAAATTCAGAATTCTCCACATCCAAACTGGGAACATTTGTCGATACTTCTAATTCAATCAATCTAAATTTACTCAAGTTTATGGCCCCAGATGGCTGGTATTCTAAAGGATTCGTATTCAAACAAAAATTATAACAATATAATCCCTCTTTTGCGTGACCATTTGTTCGGACATACTTTTCTACATAATTATACACTCCACTTTCCAATACATTTTCACGATAATCGCCATTAAATACAATGGCCATTGTTTCCAATATTTCTTTCTGATTTTTCGATGCGTAATCACCCGTCGTAAATAAACCAGTGGAATATCCGTCGATATTCACCGCAGGACCTACATTTCCTTCACCGTCTTCACGAGGTGCCGGCTGAGCATCTTGAGGAATGTGCTTATATGGCCAATTTGTGTAATTACTCCATTCATTACGCATATTGACATCATTTCGCTGTAAATAAAACATCCAATTTGCCACCATACCAGATGATGTTAGTGATACTTTTTGTGTTCCAGTAATATTTTGGAAATTATATGTGAAAACATCTTTTACTAAATATATTTGATCTTCCATAGCGAATCGTTTAGCCTCTTCTGGAGACAAAAAGCAATATGTCGATATCATATGAACATCGGCATTCCAAGTATTTCTTTTGTTTTCATATGCGTGGGGCAATCCTACAGATAAATCTTTAGGAGGTGTTTGTAAAAAAGGATACATTTCAAATTGTGTCAGATTTAAATCTGGTTGCATATATGGGAAATTTGTGGCGTAATCATACACATCACGCACTTGGAATAATTCGCGAATAGGTCGTAGTGTAACTGTAATGCTCAATTCATTGTATTGTAAGGCCACCATCGGAAAAGCACAACGACTATCCAATGTAAACCATGTGTTAATAGGAATATAGATGTTGCGACCTCGTATGGATGGTTCTGCCCCTTGCATACTTGTTGAATAATAAGCCGAAGGATATGTATTTTGTCGATTGAATGCTATGGAAGGATTATTCAATTCTGGGACGTGACCAGTCATTTCATAAAACAGTTTCTTTTTTTCTGTAGAAAAGTCTCGTTCTACCATTGCTGCCAAATAATCACCACTATATTTTTGTATTGTATGAGAACCACAATTGATAACGATTTCACTTATCATATTAGTTCCTAGGTTTTCTATCCAACGGAACTCATATGGTGCCCATTTATGTCCGGTTTGTTCACAAGGATTATAAATTGGACTCCAAATATCGGGCAATGAAACCACCAAATAAGTATCCATCAGCAAATCCGCATACCTTTTGAATTTGAATGTAAATGTAGAGGGTTCTGTCAATCTTAATTCTCTTAAACCATCATAATCAATGCGGAACTTTTGTAATCCAAAATTAGTATATTTCGAATAATTCACTTTGAAAAATGTTTTAGAAGGGTTTCCAGTTAAGATTATATTATTATTTCCATTTGAAATGAGATTTAGTAATCCTCCAGCCATTATAAATATAATTATATATTATATATTTTTATTTTCCTTTATCATACAATATATATAATGGACTTTTATAAAATCTTTATTGCCATCATTACCATATTTTTAATACTCCACATCATATTTCGATTCATACAGAAAAGAATCAACTTGTTTAAAATATTCGAAGGTTTCGAAAGCTCACGCGTGAATTCACTGGAAAAAAGGAACCCCAATAAATTGGCCATCACTAACTTCACCACTGATAATCTTACAAAAAGAAACGGAATTACTGACTTGGATGAAGCTTTAAAACTAAAACACTACGTGATTAAATCTTCTTTTAATACGGCATTTAATGGTTCAGATATGGATTTAGAAATGATCAAATATGTTCTTTCACGCGGGTGCCGCTTTCTAGATTTCGAAGTGTTCTGGACAATTCCTAGTGAAAGTACAGACAACAATCCTAGTGCAGTGGTGTCGATGTCTGATGACCCATTTTCGCCAAGCAACAATACACTACCAATGAACGATGTTTTCAAAACAATTATGTTAGAGGCTTTCAATAGTGCTTGTCCGAACCCTGACGACCCTCTTTTCATACAAATCCGTCCCAAAGTAGCAGATAAAAAGAATGAGCAAATGGAGTTATTCAATAAAATCGCAAGTTCATTATTATTCTATTTTGGAAATGTTAGTAATAGTAATGTGCTTTTTAATGGGACCGTTACAAAAAATACCAGCATTAGTGATTTAATGGGTAAAGTAATTATTGTGTTTGATAATACTAATTATCCATTGTATTCTAGAAATTCACCACAGTTGAAAAATATTGTTCATTTAGAAACAATGAGCACAAACATGAAGATTTATAATCATAGCAATTTCAACATGACAAACACAGATGTTAGCGAAGAAACTGATTCAAAGGAGACAACCACCCCATCACCTAATAATTATTCAAATCGTCCTATTTTTAAATTGAGTGTCAATCCAGATGAATATACCACAGATGTCACTACTATTCACGAAGTATTACCCATTATGATAGATGAAAATAAACCATATTCTATGATGGAAAATACTGAATTCAAACAAATGATTTCATATGGGGCACAAATCACACCTATGGAATTTTGGTCAAATGACAAACATTTGAAACTGTATGAAGAAATGTTTAATGATTATGGCAATGAATCCAGCTTGATTGGAAGTGCCTTTATTCCTTTCACGTCTGCCATTAGCTATTTAGCAATGAATTCATATTGATAATGTATGATAAAAATATTAATATGCTTTTATCATAATCTAATGCTTTTATCATAATCTAATGCTTTTATCATAATCTAATGCTTTTATCATAATCTAATGCTTTTTCTTGGTATTTTTTTTGCTGGTCTTTCTATTCTTATTAAACTTTCGTGATTTGTTGGATTTTTTGCCTCCACCATGATTATATTCTTCTCTCTGAAAATTTTCGGCTAGTGCTTTTTTTCCTGTTGATTTGCCTTTTTTTGTTTTCGTTGAAACAGTAGAACTATGTTGTGGCGTAGACGAAGGGTCTTCGTATATTGTGAATTTCGGCACTGGTGTCGTCATTGCAGGATTTCGACGTTGGAGTTTCTTTGGCCCCTTTGGCATTACTATTGAAGCACGGTCCTGACGTGGTGTCATATTTGGTGGATTGTTGCTTGATACTTCCGATGGTGTGTTTGTAATTGTTGAAACACGATCTTGAATTGGTGTCATATTTGGCATTACTGAAGTACGGTTTTGACTTGGTGGTGTACTCATAACACTATGTCTAGGCGTCGTCACAACCTGTGAACTGCTAATGAATTCATCTAATTCATCTTGAAATTGAATTCTTTCCTTTTGTTCTTTCTCTTCTTTATCTAGTCGCTCCGCTGTTCGTTGTCGTTCTAAGTTTGATTCTTGCTGTTGTTTGAGATGTTTTGCTTGTTGTTCTTGTGCAACTCGCTCTATCTCCAGTCTTTTTTGTTGTTCTTCCTTTCTTTGTTCTTCATATTCTTTTGCCAATTTACGTTCCTCAACAGCTGCGTTATAACGAGTATCTGCTACACGATTACCAGTTGGATACCTCGATAGACGTTCGGAAACTGATGTTTCTTTGTTATATGGACGTCTAGATAAATTGGCTATACTTTGGATAGTTTGTTCCTTATTTTCCTGTTGTTGTTGTTGAAGTAGTCGACGTCGTTGATTCTTTTGTTCAAATTTTATTTTTTCTTGTTCTAATCGTTGTTGTTGCAGCCTCTCATCATTTTTAAACATATCTTTGGCTTCATTATCTTCTTGTTGTCGTTCTTTTAATTCTTGTTGTCGTTCTCTTCTTTTTTGGAAATTCTTCAAGAATGAATCATCAGATATTATCGGACGAATTGGTTGACTTATACGTTTTTCATCACTTCCTGGAGTATTTTCTCGTAATTTCCAGTATTCTTCATCGTAGTCTGCTTGTGTTCTATCTACACGAACAGGGGTTTCAGGTTTATATGTCGCAGAAACCAGTTTTTCTTCATATGGATTATTGTGTGGTCCTGTATCATAAGGTCTTGTATAATAAGGGTCATCATCATCATCGTCGGGACCTCCCATTGACGGAATAGGGCGTTTTCTTTCAGGGTGGTTCATAACAGTAGGAATACTGGGCGGTGGTATTGATGAAGACAATTTGTAGTCATCCAATGGAATGGTATTATTCGGATAATGATGTGAGAAACTCATTGGTTCGGGAACCGCAGGGTAATAGTCAGTAGATGAAATTCCAAACACGTGACCATTTGTAACATCTTTATACATAAATGTCAAATTCAATTTAAGGTTCCAAGACCAAACACCTTCAACAACAAAATATTCTTCTTGATTTCGTTTCACCAAAATTTCATATGTTGAATTCCATTGACTTGTTCCCCAAATGTTCCAAGATTCTTTTTGAAGTTTGTCTTTGTTTTGTTTATTAGTAATACTCAATATAACTCCTACATAATAATCTTCGAAGAATTCACCGGTTTCTTTTGTTTGAACCAATACCACATCTCCTTCTTCATATATAGCATTTGTATATTCACGCAAATTCTTGGAAAATCCTTCTTCACTGAAAAAATCAAACGCACCATATTGAGGCTTTATCCACCAAGTTGGTAAATAAACTTCACCCATAAATTTTACGAATGAAATAAAATGTTTAGGCACTTTATAATCATTACTTATTTCACCGTGTCTTTCTTTTATTTTTTCTATCTGTTTTTCAACAACGATCTCTGGTCCGAATTTATATCCATTCTTACAGAAAAATGTCGAATTGATAGTATCGTAGAAATATCCTATATTATTTAATGAAGCAGAAAAAGCATTAGATGTCAAAGGATTAATAGAACCTACTAGTCCATATGACCACCACAATTTATCTCTTTCACTTTTTCTCCTTTCATATTGACTCGTATTATAATCTTTTTGAGCAAATTCTTGCTCTAATGCGTTGATTTCATTAGGTAACATACGTTCATTATTTTCGTGTATGTACCGCTGTTGTCTTTCTTCTTGTGTAGTAGGTTGCAACAAATGTGATTCCAAATATTGTTTCGCAGTCTTTAATTTGTTCTTTCTAACGGTGATGGATGATTGTAACTCTTCTTTTTCTATTTTGTCCCCAAATATACCATTTCTATTTAGGTCTTCCATTTCTTCTTCTAACAATTCCAATCTTTTTTGTTTTGATTCATCTTCTTTATACAATACATTTTTGTATTCTCTTGGTTTCGCATTTTCGCCTTTACATTTAAACGTAGTATCAAACAAGTTTTTATCCGCAATTGACAATCCATACCACCCAGTTCCTCTAGTATTTATTCTGTTATGGACAAATCCTTCGTCAATATACATTTCTGTAAGAAAAATGATGCGTTGTAATTTATTCATTTGATCAATAGATAATGAAGGTGGTAAATACAAGAACTCATTGAAAACATTATTGTAATATTCTTCTAGTTCTAACTGTTCTCGTTTTTGAATACTCAATGCTAATTCTTCTTGTTGTTTCAACCTGTCTTGTTCTAACTTCATAATATTCTCTACATTTTCGCCTTTCTTTTCTTCAAATTCTTTCTGAAGATTGGTACTAATTTTTTCCAACTCATCCATCTCTTTTTTAATCGCCATTTCGGATTCAGACAGAATGCTTCTCATTTTTTCATTGGATACACGTGTAAACCCATCATTTAAATCATAGGCGTCATTCGTTTCATCTTTTTTTTCGATTTTCATAGATTCGCCGAAATTTTCAACAAGAGGCCGATATATCGATTCATAATAACCATTGTTCAAAAAGATATTTCTTAAACTGCTCATCGCATATTTAGGGTGTGTGAAAATACACGCACAATTATTTTCTTTAGCGGTTTTTTCCAATTTCTTCAACATAATATTGAAAAATGGGATTTCCATATCTACACACACATTACAATCATTCATCATACTTTTATAAGGTGAAAAGAAGAACATTGCTGAATTGTATTCCGATATAACGTCCTCCGATTCTTTATCCCAACGAAACATTTTGATGTATTTATTATTGGCATCTGTTATGGAAACCATTGTGTAAAATACCATACCTAAAAATTTCATATTTTCGTCATTTACTTCGTAAAATGTCAGAACATATACAGGAAAAGATTTTGATTTTTTAGATGTAATTAATTCACTGACAATATCGATTTTACCCGTTTCGGCGATTTTTTGAGATACATCATACACATCCATTATTTCGGGATACGATAAATGATATTTTGGATGTTTTTGTTTATTTTCATCCATAGTTTCATCTTCGTGTTTGTAAAAAGCCGAATTTGACATCATCTTTGGAATTTCATCTAAAGAACTGGGTGTAACAAACAAATTATTGTGTGTCTTCATTTCATTTGTTATAGACTGTGCCCAGAACTCATACAATTTATCATTTGTTATTGAACCCATTTTAGATAGTTCGGGATTTTCAAACAATTTATCTCCATTCATCATTGTTTTGAAACTAGTTTTAGATGTCGATTTCTTGACCGTTTTTCCTTTACTTCCTCCACCTTTCACCTTTTTCGGCTTCTTCGACTTGGAATCTTTCGTCTGTTTCTTTGTTTTTGTATTACTTTTTTTTATGAAATATTTATTTGTTATTTCTATATTTGCTATGTATATATCTGTCTGACTTTCCATTATAAATAACTATATAGTATATATATATTTATTTACCCTATATATTTTATCATAGTTCTATCTAAAATTCGTTCAAAAATTTCATTGATTGGTCCAAAAAATAAAAACACATTCCAAATAATGAACATTTCAAAATAAGCCCATACATATTGAAATTACCATCATCCGAATAAATCGATAAAAATGAAAACCGCTTGAATATTACCGTGTTTACTATTGGCAAATGGAATATGAAAAATAGCAAAGAAATCATTATTGGCACTTGGATTTTATCAAACAAATGGTCTTGTAGGCGTTCACGAAGTTTCTTTTCTTCGTATTCTCTTACTTTACGCTCCGTCGTCTCATTATATTCTTCGATATAATCATTTGTTGTTTTTTCCCGTGGAATATAATTCGGTTGGATTTGGTCGTCGTGTAATAATTGTGTTTGGTCCATCGGAATATCTCGCTGAGGAAGTCTTTGATTGGGCATTTCATTCATCATCGCGATTTGGTCCGGAGTTAGTTGTTGTTGACCTTGATGCGGTTGTTGTTGACGACCTTGTGTGGTTTGTTCCGGCATTGGCATACCCCCGTGTTGTGGCTGTTGGATTCCATATGGATTCGGATGAACATTCATCGGGATATACATATCAGTTCCCAATCCAGCACTTTTCGGAGGAAGTTTTGTTTCAATATTCGTGTCTGGTAAATCTGATATTTTTGTGATTGTAATGTTTTCGTCCATATAATAATATTATTTCATTATTATATACATTTATAAACGCCTAAAATCCCTCTTTTTTGGGTTCGCCTAACTCAACAATTTGTTTTGTTGGATTACAAGTCGCAGATTCCAATTTATATTTGTAACATTCTTCTCCAAACTTATAAACCTTTCCATCAATTTCATTAATCAATGGTCCGTTGAAATCAATACACGTCTTGTTTGTACACGTCCCGCGAAATAATGTCGCCAATCCTAAACCTAACAATATTGATATCAATACTATACCCATTTGTGTATTCAATAATCTCTTAATGTTCATAATATATTTTTTATATATTATGATTGTATTTAATTTTGTGCTGGAATATTAAAGATGGTGCTCTTATCACTAGGACATTGTGTTTTTTCCTGTTTGATAGAAAAACAAGTTCCTGTGCGGTCTTTATATTGAATATGCTCGTAGTTATCCGGTTTTGGATACACATAAATCTTACGCTTTTCTTCTTCGAAAATGTACACGAAAAATAATCCTACAGCTAAACTTGCTAAAAATATTGGCACGTTTATAAATTTTGATAATCCCATGAATATACATTATACATACACATTTCTTAGTTCCGCGATTTTTATTTCTTCTTTTTCGACTTCTTTGATGCCTTTGGCTTATCAGACACAGGTGCTTTCGGTGTGCCCGTGTTTTCAATTTCACACAACCAATCGTCTACGCTTTTTTCTTCAACTGGCGGACGCGGTGGCCGAACACTCTTTTCTTGTTTCTCACCATCACCCATCGTAAATACATATTCATTTGGATTCGTTGTTTGTTGGATACCCGATTTCTGTGCCTCTTCTTTGCGTTTCGATAATTTACTCAACATACGTTCACGGTTCTGTGTTTGACTCATCATATTTTTAAAAGCACTGCTATTGAATGCTCCTTTCTTTCCTCCACCACCCATCATTGACCCCATATTTTTTGTCATATTCTTCATTATATTTTCAAACTCTTTTCCGCCTCCCATGGACTTCATTTTCCCCATCAAATCACTGGCTTCTTTCATCAATTCTGTTTGACTAATATCACCTGACTTCATCTTGTTGTCTAATTTACTACTTACTGATTTCAATAAATCCATTATTTTCTTGGGGTTCTTCATCATCTTCTTCAATACATCTTGTGTTGATTGTGGTGCGTTTTCTTCACCCTCTTCACCAAACATATTCATCAAATCTCCGCTCAACTCTTCCGCCAACTCTTTTGCTAATTTACCTATCTTTCCATCAAACAAACCTTTCAAATGCTCGTGTAAATCTTCCGGATTGGGCATTGAACTATTTTCTTGGGCACCGTCTTCTCCTGTGCTCTCTGAAAAAGTCTGCTTCATGTTCTCTTCGAAATCTTTCGACATCTTCTCAAACATATTATCTAAATCCGGTGGGACTGTGTCTCCTCCTTCGGCACCTGCGGACGACTCCATGTTCTTGAAAAAATCAGACAATCCATTTATTGTATCCGACAATTTACTCTGTAATTCACTCTCCTCAATTCCATCAAACAAATTCATTGTATCCCCGAATGATGACTTGTTCTTTATACCTCCCATAATTGTTACCAAAATAAGCTGTAAATATTTCCATATTGCCTTCTTTGTATTCTCACTTACGTTTTCCATCGAATATAACGTCTTGAAATCCACGTGCGGCAAAAAATAAACCTCCGTTTCATTATCCGACAAGAATATTTCGTCATTTTGATACAATATATCGAAAAAACGCTCTGGATATACCGTCAAACAATAAGCGTATAACTCAGCATATTTCTCGTCGTCGCAATTTTTGTATGATGACCACAAATATTCATATTCTGGAAATGTCGTTGTTAAATCATTGGTAAAATCAATTATGATACTTTTGAAATTTTCTGGCATCACTTGTTCCGTTTCGCCATCCATTGACACTACAATATGATATCAAATATATATTATTTTTTATATCTTTCACATATTAATTATATTAATAACTTCTATAGGCTCATTACATAATCATATTTTTCTTGTATCTCGGCGTGTCGTTTATCGCTCTCTAATTTCGCTTTTCGAACTCTATTTGAATAATCATTCATATCTCTTCGAAGTTCTCTTATACTCGTCCTAACTCTGTCTATTATTTCACCAACTTCCTTACCTAACTTCGTCTGAAATCTATATCTGTATGGAGCTCTATCACTTGCGTGATCATCGTCAAATGATGTTTGTGAAGAATTATCGGTTTTTCCTAAAGATTCTTGGTTCTCGGATTCTTCAGAAGAATCTGATGTAAGAAATTCGATTTTACTTTCTTCTAAACTTTCTGTTGTATTTTCTGAAAGAGAATCATTTTCTAATGTTGGAGAACCTTCTTCTATTTTTTCTTCGATTTCTTCTAAATATTCTCTGTTCTCCAATTCTTCCATAAATATTTCTTCGTCTATTTCTATTGTTTTTTCTAAAACAGAATCATTTTCTAATGTTGGAGAACCATCCACGAAATTTTCATTTTGACCTTCATTTTTTGGAATCAAATTTTCTTCTAAAGATTCTTGGTTCTCAATTTCTTCTAAATATTCTGTTCTAATCAATTCAATTTTAGATTCTCCTAAATCTTCTGATATAGTTTCTAAATCGGAATCATTTTCTAATGTTGGAGAAACATCATCGGTTTTTTCTGGAATTTCTTCTAAAGATTCCAATTCAATATTTTCTATTTTAGGTTCTCCTAAATCTTCAATTGTATTTTCTAAAACAGAATCATTTTCTAATGTTGGAGAACCATCCACGAAATTTTCATTCTGACCCTCATTTTCTGGAATTAAATTTTCTTCTAAATATTCTGGGTTCTCCATTTTTTCTAAAATAGATTCCAAAACATTTTGTATGATTTCATTGTGTGATGGTTCAAATGGCGATTCAAAATAAGTTTCCGTTTCTTCACTCGTAGATGAGGTTTCAGAGTTGCTTATGTCTAAAGGTTCTAGTTGAATGGGTTGAGGTGATTTCTTTTTCTTATGTTTTTTGGATTTCTTATGTTTATGTTTTTTCTCTGATTTGGCACCGTTTTCAAGGGCGGTTATTTTTTCATTCATTAAATACACATCAGCAATGATAGAATTATGGATTTCGACTAAATCAAATCCGAATTTTTGTATGAGGTCATCGACATTTTCATTGAGTTTACATAGTGGTAATACAACATCGAAATAGTTCACTTCATTATTTTCAACAAGTAATTGTTTGAGGTGTTGATGTTCGGTATTAATGAAAGGCACAATTTGACTATCGATGTCAATATCATACAAATCGGTAGTTTCTTCTAAAAGTCCATTTAAATATGAAAAAAGTAGTTCATTGGAAAGATGTTCCTTAATATTGTGTTTTTTGGCACAAGAGTCTCCTACAAGAAAACATTTGTGGTTATGGATGTTAAAAATCGGAATAACGTGTTTGATATGGTGACCGCAAATACAGTATTGTGGTTCTTTATATTTGTGATGGTGTAGAGTTCTCCATTCTTGAACGGCTTCTTCGAGGTCATCTGAAATGGACCTATCGCATAATTCCTTTTCAAATTGTATTCTATGATTGTTCATATACTCACAATAATAATAATTGTATATATTGTTTCATAAAAAAGAATATGTAAATAATTCGTATATACATATATTTGTAATGGGAAAAGTAAAAGGGCATAATCCAAAACTGAGAAAGAAGTTTCATCCGTTTGTAAGCGTATGCACACCCACATTTAACAGACGGCCATTCATAGAAACAATGTTTACTTGTTTTCGAAATCAAACATATCCCAAGGATCGAATGGAATGGATTATTGTGGATGATGGAACTGATAAAATAGAAGACTTAGTCAATAGTTCGAATATTGAGCAAATCAAATATTACAAAGTGGATAAAAAGATGTCCTTAGGTGAAAAACGGAATTACATGCACAAGTTTGTAAAAGGGACAATTATTGTGTATATGGATGACGACGACTATTATCCACCGGAACGTGTTTCCCACGCAGTTGATAAACTACAAGAAAACAAACAGGCTATGTGTGCTGGTTCGTCAGAGATTTATGTGTATTTCAAACACATTTCAACAATGTATCAGTTTGGTCCATATGGTCCGAATCATGCCACGGCAGGAACATTTGCCTTCAGAACTGAGTTGTTAAAATCGACTAGTTATGAAGACCACGCAGCATTGGCCGAAGAGAAGAAGTTTCTAAAGAACTATACTGTTCCATTTGTTCAGTTGGACCCCTTAAAAACGATTCTTGTGTTTTCCCATATTCACAATACGTTTGATAAGCGTAATTTACTGAAAAATCCGAATACAATGTTTCAAAAAGAATCCCCTAAAACCGTCGATGATTTCATTAGAAAACCGGAAGAGTCTCTTATCAAAGATTTTTTTATGAAAAACATAGATGGATTGTTGGATGCTTATAAACCGGGCGAGCCTAGTATGAAGCCGGATGTGTTGGAACAAATGAAGAAAATGGAAAAGGAGCGGGCTGAAATGGCAATGAAGAAACAACAACAACAGCAACAAGATATTAAAATTACAATGAATAAAGATGACGGAAAATCGGTCCAATTGTCCATTGATGATATTAACAAATTGTTTAATTATCAACAAAACGAGATGAAAAACTTACAAGAAAAGAATAAGAAATTGGAAGATATGGTTCTTCAATTACAACGGGAATTAGTATTGAAGAGTTTTCCGGAATCGATACCAACAGCGTCGTGTAAAAATGATATTTCAAACAATAGTGTTCAAGAACATCCAGTGTTGGATATTAGCAAATCCAAAACTGAACCAGAAATAAATATAGAAGATTTATCCGGTCATTCATCGTCATCATCATCTTCATAATTATTGTTACTAATCAATTTGACATTTTTATCTAAATATCTATAAATTCGTCTGATGTCTAATTTATCGATTTCATAATCTTCGAAAATAGTTTCAATTGATTCCAGTGTGCTATTTTTATCCATCATTGTTTTCCCATAATATAGCCTCATTTCGTGGAAAAACGACAACAAATCTTTTTTATCGAAATCCAATTGTTGACACAAATTATAGACAAACAAAATATTGTTATATTCCGTAGAATATTTTGTAAGAACCTTAGTGAATCGAATCTCGTCCAATTGTATGGAACTATCTGGAAATTCCGTGTGATACAGTGTATTATTGTAAAATGTTTTTATGATAGAACTCATTTCATTGAACTGCCAAATCTGATTTTGAAATGTAATCCGGTCCACATAATCAGCATAACAAATGTTTTCCAATATTTTCAAATAAAATGGGAAAGACGTCTTATTGTCAAATCTCGAAATAGCATCCACAATATTTTCGTGCCATAATAAAGCCACTATTGTGCGGTCAGTATCGTTCAATATTTTTGTATGATTCGCCAATGGTATGCGTTCGGCCAATAATTTGTGTGTGATTTTCTTGGCATCTTCATTGTATGATTTCAAATGAAAAATGTTGTTCAAGTTGTTCATAAGAAGTTCTGGATTTTTTTTATATATACGGTCAATGAATTCTAGTTTACGTAGATCGCCTTGAATATACGATACTAAGTTGTTCAACTCTTTTTTGCGTTTAATCGTTTTGTATTTCTTGGAAATAATATGTAGGATTTGTTCGTCGGTGGGTTTTTTCAGTTCATACACATTACACACTTTCATCAATTCGCGTATTTTTTTGTCCATATAATAATTTCCAATACATATAACAGGATTCAGTGTTTGATGTTCTAACCGTTGTTTCTTTGTTTTCTTTTGTCGTATCATTTTTATAAGAGATGAAATTCCGCCTTTGTCGCCATTGTTCATACCATCGATTTCGTCCATAATAATGGCTATCTTTTTCACTTTTTTCGTCATCATTGTAAGAACATTTTGATTGGATATATTATTAGATGTAATCGTTTCAATCAATGATTTGTTTCGCACATCTCCGGCATCGAATTTGATGATATCATAATCCAAATCCTTCAATATTTGTGTGACAAAATGCGTTTTACCGCACCCCGGAGAACCATACACATAAAATCCTTTTTTGAAATTAATGTTTTTACAATTCTCGTCAAAAGAGGTCAAATAACTCTTTATTTCTCCTTCGATTTGTTCTCTACAAAATATTTCATTGATACTCATATTTGACATTTCCATTTATTATATAAAATATTCTTTTCTATAATAAGCATCTTCATTTTTATGTCCATTTAAACGAGTATATTTCAAATTTGGTCTTCTATGCTTTTCACTCGTTGTTCTAACAACGTATTCGCTGCTTTTAAGCTCTGGATTTCTTTCACCAATACAGCTATCATACCATTATAATTAATACTCTGGATTTTTTCTCCATCTTTTTCACCCGTTACCAAAAATGGGAACACTTCTTGGACTTCGTGTGCCAAGAAACCCATATCGTGTTTTCCGTCATTCAAATCGTATTCTACTGGTATTAATCTATCTATTTTTCGTTCTTCTTTTAATGGTTCAACATTCTTTTTGATACGATAATCTGATGTTGAATTATACGCTGTTGCCGTAACTGTTCCCGATACATCCAATGGAAATTCTGGGTCGGATATACCAATACCCAAATACGAATGTGTCCACACATTACCATTTGTTGAAGCCAACCAAAATGTATTGGTATTGAAAGAGTTCAAATACGACCTTGTCACAAATTGTCCTGGATATAAAATTGGATTGTATTGATTGAACTCCGGACCCGTATACATCAAGTTTCCTGTAATGTGACTATCATTTGCTGTATTAATCAAAATATTTCCATCGATTTGTGTTCGGTCGGTTCCTGTTATATATAATTGACCACTTGTTGTTATGCTATTCACTACATCCAAGTTACCTTGTGTGTATATGTGTTGTCCTGTTTCTAGATTTCCATCGATGTTCACATTTCCACCAATTCCTACACCACCCGAAACTACCAATGCTCCATTAGTATATTCAGTGGAACCTGTATCATCAACAATATTCATGATGTCTGAAAATTGTGTAGGACCATCGATATAAGATATTCCAGAACCAAAAACATTGATGTTTCCATTTACATATACTTCCTTTCCTACCGTAATATTACCTCCTAACACGACATTACCTGTTACTCCAACACCACCAGTAACCAATACTGTTCCACTAGTTGTTGAATAAGAATCGTCATCATATGTAAAATGTGTTTGACCATCAATAATACTTTGCTGTGTGCCTTCTATGTGAAATGTTCCGGTTACTGTTAAATCCCCACCCATATTTAAATTCGACGCGACACCCACACCACCTTTTACAATCAAAGCACCTGTATTTATATCAGTTGATTCATTTGTATTTGTTATTGTTGTTTCACCCGCAATTGCCGTGTTTTCTAAACCTCCTACAAATAGATTTCCTCCTGTTACTAAATCTCCTCCCATATGGACACTTCCGCCTAAACCAGCACCTCCCGTCACCAATAAAGCTCCCGTAGAAGTCGATGTTGAATCCGATGAGTCAGTAATATATGTTTGACCAGCAATGGCAGTTTGCTGTGTGCCTCCTACAAATAAGTTTCCGCCAGTTACTAAATCGCCTCCCATATGTAAATTATATCCTACGCCAACGCCTCCAGCTACCAATAACGCTCCTGTGGAAGTTGATGTCGAATTAGACGTCTTGGTGATATACGTTTGACCAGCTATAGAAGTTTGTTCAGTGCCTCCCACAAATAAGTTTCCGCCGGTTTTCAAATTGCCTCCCATATGGACACTTCCCGCAAGGCCGGCTCCACCGGCCACTAACAGTGCTCCTGTTAATGTCGATGTTGAATCCGATGAATCAGTAATATATGTTTGACCCGCAATGGCAGTTTGCTCAGTGCCTCCTACAAATAGATTTCCACCCGTAACTAAATCTCCCCCCATATGAACACTTCCTCCTAAACCAGCACCACCAGATACCAATAAAGCTCCCGTAGAAGTCGACGTTGAATCAGACGAGTCAGTAATATATGTTTGACCAGCAATGGCAGTTTGCTCTGTTCCTCCCACGAATAAGTTTCCGCCGGTTTTCAAATTGCCTCCCATATGGACACTTCCCTCAAGGCC